GCTGTCAAATCCATTTACATAAGTCCTGCTCAGAGCGGTGTTTCGTTTCATAGTTCCTCCTAATCACCGGCTGTGGATAACTTCTGTGGATAACTATTTATCCGTACTGTAGAAGCCCTTACCTTTAAAATGTGTAGCTGCTGCCCCAATAACTTTGACCATCGGTTCATTACAATAGTTGCACAAGATCACTGGTCGATTGTTCCATCCATGATTGATCTCTTGATTAAGATTGCATCTGGTGCATTTGTAATCATAGGTTGGCAAGTTAAGCACTTCCTTATCATGTATGACCCACATCCAGAGCATCGGTCTATGTCTGCTTCTGTGGGTTCTTTGTCTAGGTGACCGTATCTTAATATGAGTAGTGGCAAGAGATCCTCAAGTCGGATGATGGCGGCATACTCACGCGCATCTTCACCTTGTCCATTGAGTCTGATAACCCCAAAGCCTAATTCCCCCGAAATGGCTGTACGGCTTTTCAGCTGTGCTAAATATGCTTTCGGTTGAAATCCAGCGCGGGCTTTGACTTCAACATCGAACGGCACATTAACAATATCCTTGCCACTACCCCTTCCCACACATGCGCCCTGCCAGACAGTCGATAGGTACTGTGCGACAACACGCTCTGTGCGGAAACCTCTGTGCTTCCTTGCTTGACTAGCCATTAAATGTGACCAGAATTGAAGGAAATGGAGCTGGGTTGATACCAGCACCAAACTTTAGTCTGCCTTTAATGAACTGTAAATCTGCATGAGGATAAACGAACTCATGAAACCATTTAGTGTCTGTCCTCGATGGTAAAAGCATCACGACAAGATCATCATGTAAAGCTGCTTTCTTTACCCAGTCATAAATGCCACGACCATAAGGCGGATTAACCCAAGTGCGACCAACCCATTGACCTGACAATCCATCGCGCCTAGACTCGTCTGGATGATCCAATCCGAACCATTCATTGCATAGATGATTAGTCAGACTAGCAGCTGCATCAAGCTCAAAATCATGAAAGCCATTAGCTTGCTGCCATAAGTCTTTGGGCGTTGCCCAATCATCTGTTACCGATGGTGGCATATATGCGTTAGCCATTGACAGCTTTACATTTTGAGCATTGCCATGTGACAACACCATTGACTGAGTCGGATGAGATATCTTCTAAATCGCGAATCTGAACTGGCTCATTGCATAACTGACATGGCACAAAAGCAGACATTAAATCCACCCATTCACCATTGATCTTAATTCCGATGTTTCCCATTACGCTCTCGCCTTCTGTGGCTCGAACTTGCCTTGTGAGTTTAAGTTGTACCACTTAGTCGGGCATCGATGAGCTGATGAAATGGCTGAGTTGCAGAAGTAGCCACCCCATGCCTTACCATTTTTCTCACCTTCACGCCACTGCATATGTCCATGCTCGCAGCTTGGTGCTTCTACTGCCTCGCCTGTTCCCATGATCGCAGCTACATTCTCCATAGCCTTTTCAAGTGTGACAGGTGCATCGACTACGCCCCGATATTCTCCAACAGGTGTTGTCCAGTAATCCTGATCATCTGCCTTGACATCTTGGACTGGGGGCTTTACTACTTTTGTAGCAACGACCTTAGTCATTTCCTCTCGGCTTGGTCTCTTTCCTTTAGGCGCATAACCTGCATTTGCAAGTGCTCTGCCGATTGCCGAAGTCTCGCAATTCTCCAGTGCTGAAGTCTGATTAACCCCTCGGCTAGTAACCGTTTCCTCAGCGTACCCTGTTGCCCATGCAACGCTATCTTCAGCATTCTTAAATAGATACGCCTTAACAATGTATCGAGTAGCCTCGACCACTTCCAACTCAGTTGATATGCGAAACGCTGGATAGTCCTTAATAAACTTTTCAAGTCTCACCTCCACAGGTTCGTAATCGGCTATGTTAAACATAAAGGTCATTCTCCTCTGTAGCTAGTTGCCCTGCTAGTGCTCCGTATGAGCATAGATCAACCCAGTTGTCGATGTGTTGGGCTGACTGATTAGTCCTCGCAAGTTTAACGAGCACCATGATCCCTGCGACTTGATAGTCATGGATCGGTGTTTGTAGGTATGCACTGAGGAGCATTGCGGTGTGCTGCAAGTTATCCGCAGGGTGACCGTACGATAGCCCACGGTCACGGATCGTGTCTGTGGCTGTGAGTAAGATTTCATTGGCTTTCATTCCTGCCCCTTATAGCTGCGACCACGGTGATAGCCATCGCGTACGCCCCTTTTGTATGATGTTTTCTGCACATCTATGATGACTATAATAAAGCCTATAATCATTCCAATAATGCAGATAAGTAGTAGCTTGTCTGTGTTTGCCATTCCCTTACCTAACTGCAAGCAATGCCCTTGATTGCTTACAGACTTAGTGTGACAGAACTGTCCGACTAATCAAGTACATTTATATAACGAAATGATAACGATTTAACGCGGTCTGCCGTAGGACTTTCCAGCCACAATGAATGTGCCGTCCTTCTCAATGTTAATAAGATCGACCTGAACCTTAGCCTTATTGACATAGATGATAGCGAAAGCCTGTTGCCAGTTAGCAACACCCTTAGTGTACGCAGCTTGCTTAAAGTCCATGAGATTGCCTACTTCGACACCATGTAGGACACGCCCTATTCGCCCTCCAGAAGCCTCTGAGAAGGCTGAACGCCCTGCTCTGTGAGTGTGACCTGAGATGACATTCTTTCCATGCCTACGAGCCGCTTCAAGGGCTGATAAGCCCCCCTGTGGCTTGATGGGTGTGTGGTCTCCATGGACTGCAATCCAGTTAGGTGCAATAGGCATTGGGTTCTTATGGAAGGTTATGCCAAGCTCATCAAACTTCATGAACTTCTCGAATCGAAGCTCTGGCAATGCACCGAATGCCGGTACTTTAGCCATGATGATGTTATACAGTCTGTCTGTGTGATTGCTGCGGATGCAATCGGTAACGCCTAACTCCCAGAGAAGCTGCACAGCTTCATTGCGGTCATCATCTAGGGTCTGGGCATAACTACCCATGCGCCCTTCTTCCCACTTGCTTATTTGTGGAAGATCAATCTCATCGCCAATGGTTACTACTTGGTCTGGCTTAAACTTTGTTATAAAACTAGCAAGGTTACGGGTTGCAACCCTGTCATGATACGGAACTTGAAGATCCGATACGACCACGATTCGCTTAATCGTCATCCTCATCTACATAATCGCCTAACTTCTCAGGCGGTATTCCATCGGGCAAGATCCAATGCGGATAAGCCTGTGGCTCTGTGATCATGAACATGGCAATGTCCTCTGCGAAACCTGCTCTTTTAAGCGAACAGAAATACTCATAAAGCCCAATGCAGTAAGCATCTAGCTTTGAGTAACCTTGTTCCTCTAATGCCTTAGTTGCTTTTCTTGCCATAGCAGAATGTTACCTGTCAAGCAAGATGTTATAGATCTCATCGACTCGCGTGTTGAGTCTTTTGATCTCAGACAACAGGTGGGTAATCACATAGCCAGACAAGCCACCGAGAGCTGCGATAGTGGCAAGGTAGAGGGTAAAGAAGTCTGACTGTGTCACTTCTTGATTCCCATAGCAGGATCATTAGGTGATAGGTAACGCAATACAGGTGGAAGGATTGAAGCAATGCCTGCTGCAATAAGAGCCTTAGGATCTGTGACCCCAGCTGCTGCCATCGAGATTACTGCTACTAGGAATGCTCTAGCCCATGAGCCTGCTGCTGTCTTTAATTCATTCATTATTCTCCACCTAACATAGATACTTGATAAAAAGCCCCATCATTGTCAGCTTCTTTCTTAAAGCTAACATGCATGTGCTTAGTGTGTTTGTTAGCCCCTGTGTACTTGCGCCACTTCCAGTTAAGGATGTGCGAGCAGATTCGTCCATCGTAAATGATGTAACTAATACGCTTGTCTGTTTTTGATTTGGACAAGGTACGAAGCTGATCAGCAAGATCTCCCATGATGTCTGGCTTTCCGCCCTTGAATAAATCTTTGTCCACATCAATGGCGCGAACCCAACCCTGCTCATCTGGATTATGATCTGACTTGCGAGCAGCGTGTCGGGTATCACCGATCCAACCATCCGATGTGCGGTCACGATCTGGGAACGAGTCATCGATCTGTTCTCGTAACTGGATAGCAGCTTTAGATAACTTCGGGCGTGTGTTCGACATTAGAACATTCCCATCGCTTTAAGTTATTTAGCAATAATTCTTCATGCTCACAAGGCACTGGAGCAATAAAGGCATCATCTATTGGATCGTATGTAAAGCCGATTCCTGCATAGTTAAAGCGAATCTTTGCATTAAATGATGTGCGCTTACAGGTTTGACCCTTAAAGTTTGCATACCAAGTCTCTGGATCTAATCCTTCGATTAACTCAGTCTCATCGATTCCGACAATGACTTCTGTAACTTTGTTTGTTTCATCCAAAAATGCGTAATGTGCCATTATGAGAAACTCACATTTCCTGTGCCAGCAGTAATTGTTGTAACTTTATTTGCGCCAACTGTTGTAGTAGTCCCTGTTAATCCAGCACCAATTGTGCAGGTTCTAGTGTTCGGATAGCGAATAATCAAAATACCTGATCCACCATTTCCACCATTGCCGGGGTTTGCACCGCCGCCGCCACCACCGCCTGTGTTGGTTGTTCCAGATGTACCTGCTCCCGATGAAGCAGCAGCACCGCCACCACCCGAACCGCCTGCACCGACTGCTAATTGTCCTGAACCGCCACCGCCGCCTGCGTAGGTGACTCCAGTTATTGCGCCAACGCTACCTGCTCCACCTGCGCCACCAGATGTCGCGTCTCCAGCAACACCAAAGCTTCCAGCACCGCCACCGCCGCCAGAAGAAGCATTACCGCCAACGCTTGCAAAGTTACTTCCACCGTTATTTCCTTGTGCAGGAGATGTAGATGGTGTGTTACCCGCTGCTCCGCCTATAGTGGATACGCCTGCTGCGGCAGCACCGCCGCCTGATCCACCTGCTGTTGGTGTTAAGGATCCGTTAGAACCGCCGCCGCCTCCACCTGCCGAAGTAATTAAATTAAAGACAGAATTAGATCCATTAGCACCTACGACAGATGAACTTGTGCTGCCTGCTCCACCTGCGCCAATGGTAACTGTGTAATTAAAAAGAGTAGCAAAAGTTTGTGTGCTAAACTCGCGGAAGCCTCCAGCACCGCCGCCGCCGCCCAAAAGATTACCGCCTCCAGCACCGCCGCCGACAATTAAGTAATCAATGTCTAAGGTCGCAGGTGGAGGTGCTACACCACCACTTGATGCAATAATGCTAATAAGAGAGTTAAGCATTACGCAATGCCGCCAACCACAGTCCATGAGTTAGCTGCAAGTTTGATAGCAGCAGCAGTTTTGTAGCGAGCCAATACTGGAGCAGCGGCTACTGCACCCGCGCTAACCACAGTAGTAGTGCCAGAAGTAACAGCCTGAATTGTTGTAATACCCGCGCCCTTTTGGTACACCACTAAAGTCGTGCCAATAGGGAAGTTATAAGTTGCATCGGTAGGGATGCTAAAGATGTTAGCTGCTGCATTGTCCATTGTGACAATCGCATTAAGTCCATCTGCCTTGACTGCTGTATAAGTAGTTCCAGTCTGTGCATTGATGGTTAGACCTGCGAACGATGCATCGACCGAATCTCCTAGTGTCTCAATGGCTGTTGCACCATTCTTGACTAGATCAGATGAGGTTGGAACAGTCCAACCAAAGTTAGGTGTAGTAGTTGCCATTAGGTTAGTGCTCCAGTCGCGTTAGTCCAAGTTAGTATAGCATTTACATCCGTCCAGATAAGTGAAGCAGGCGTAACTGTTTCCCATTGGGTTGTTGATAGTGAGAAGTCTGTAGCTGAGATGTAGAGGGTGATCTCCACAAAGCTAGGGGTTGCCCTCAGGGCTATGTTTTCCACAAAGCCATCAAATTGCCCACCCAGTAAATTGCTAGGCAGGTTGTTAATAATTACAGGCTCGCCAAAAAAGATGTTGATTAGGTCATCTAGCATTTGGTTAGGGATGTCTGGGTTATCAAGTCTAAAGGTAATCGCACCCAATGAACCGCTTGGGTCTTTTCTCAGGTTAAGCTCTCTAGAGGCGATATCAGTGATGTCCACAAGGTTCTTGATGTTAGAGTCCACAGACCTCTCAAAGAGCCCGTAAGAGGCTACAGAGTCGGAATCTGATACAGCGTAGGTTGATCCGTATTCTGTGCCATAGCGGTAGATAAGGCTGTTACGGATGCGAGAAATCTGTGTTTGTGACTGGATAGAGGTAGGTGTTGCATACGAGCCATCAAGGTTAGTAAAGCCATTTGCTGCGAGATAGTTAGATCTGTGATCCGCATCGTCATAATTAACATCCCCGTTCTTGCCTTCGCTAAGCTGACCTAATGCGCTGTTAGCAATCTGATCTGCCAATGTCTGAGACTTAGCAGAAGCATTAGCTGCAAGGGCAATCATCGTGTAGAAGCCTGAGTCGATAGTGCCGATGTAAGACTCTGCATTATCCCATGTGACATCTGCTGGATAGGTTGCCCATGTGACTGTTGGTGTGACTTCTGCCCATGACAAATTAAGAGCTTGTCCTAAGATACTGGCGATCTGTGCGCCGTCTAAGCCTTCTGCAAGTGCTGTGTTAAATACAGCCTTAGTCAGTTTAGCAAGTGAACCAATGCCCAAGATCGTGCCAGTAGTAATAAATCCAGTTTCCTCTGGGCTACGCACTCCGATGTTAAAGTCTGAAACCTCACCACCGAATACTGTGACATAACTGCCACCGCTATCTTTAAGCTCTAAAGTGATTGGCTCTGTGACATTGATAGTAAAGGGTGCATTGTTAGCGTTAATGATCTCTACTCGGCAGTAACCTGCTGTGCATTGTCTGTCAATGTCTAAGCGACCAGATGCGAACGAAACAGAGGTGACAGTCGTATAGACATCATCACCTACTGTAACTCTCCAGTCTGGAAGCCATGTCATCGATCAAATGCGCCAGTCGTTGTCAATGTGCCTCTTTGATAGGCATCTCTTAAGAC